TCCTTGCCGGCCTCGCCTTTCGGCTGGCCGAGCTCAAGGCGCGTTACCCATCCAGAGCGGGAATAATCGTGGGTGACGCCTTCAATACGGTAAGTGCCATCGATACCGGGCCGACATTTGGCAACGACGCATGAGCCCTCGGGCTGCGCGCCGATATTCCCCTCGATCGTTACCGTTCCCTCGCCGCTCTTGCGGTCGCTCTCATCGGCCGCGGATGTTGCTTGCTCATTGGCCCGATCCTCATCGGCTTCGGTATGCAGCGAGTATTTTGTTGTTTCGGCACCTTCGGTTCCTGTTTCCGCTTTGGTCGATTTGTAGGCGGCCGCCTTGGCGTCATACCATCGGCTAACAGTTTCCTTCTCGGCATTTCGCCCCTTTATGGGCTTGATGTCGTAATCGTGCAGGTTCTCGCCCCATATCGCTTGGACAGTTGCAAGCGCAGCGCCGGCAGCGTTTACGCCTCCGTTTCGCTTGGCGAGTATCGCTCGATCGCCAACGATCTTGAACGTTCCGCCGACCTCCCGGGCGATGCGCTCTCCAAAAGCAACAAAGCTTTCGTTCTCAAGGCCGATGTACTCGCGCTTGATCGAGGCGAACGAGGGATCGACGGCAACAGTGACACCGGCCTCCCGGCCGGTCTCTTGCAACGCTTTTTCAATCGTCTCGTCATCGAAATGCCGACGCTGGCCCTGCTTTGCCTTGCCGCGCGTATCCATCCCTTTTGCACCTATGCTCATAGTTCGGCCGCCACGGCCGCCACGCGCCCGAACATCATCGACGGTACCGCGAAAGACCTCCGCGACGCCCTCGCCTTCCCATCCGAGCTTGATCGAAATCGGCGCTTTGTCTGAGCCAGGCATAACGGCTCGGCCGTTTGTGTCATCTAGTTCGATGGAGGCGCTGTCGCTTGACGCCCCCGCTTTATCCGAAACGCTCAAGCTGATCAGGAGCGGAGATATCCGATCCGTCACATTCACACCATCAATCCAGATTTCAGCAACAGCTTTTCTCGCCATTACCAGAGCCTCACGGGTGTTACGTCGGGGTTCTGCCGAACGTTGGGGATGGGGATTTCTATAACCGTGCCAACGGGCAAGGTCGGCCCGAGGGCGGAGAGACCGGGGTTAACGTCAAGAACTCGCTCGACTAACCCCGGCACTTGCCTTTTGAAGCGACGCCAGATGATGCGAGAGAGCGTGAGCCCCTCGCGTTCAACCTTTACCGTCTCGATCGTTTCGCTCATCGGATCAGCCCCGCCATGACAGAAAAGAAGGATTGCGCCGCTGGCTTCGGAGATCGCCTCAGATCGATCGAGACGCGAACCAAGCGCCCTATGCCGTCTCGCTCAAGGTGCTTCGATCTGGTTTGAACGCCCATGATCGCGTACCAACCGAACGGCTTTCCGTCGCCGCGCATGAGATACTGCGGCTTACCGCTGGCCCTCATTTGGTTGAGGAGGTCGAGGCTGCTCAGAGCCTCGGCCCCATTTCTCTCTGATGGGAAAAGAGCGCAATCAAGGCTCATTTCATTGGAACCCTCCCCCACGAACTCAAGTGGGGGCTCGGCCCCAACGACCGGTTTAACTGCGAAATCCGCGGTACCGTATTCGCTGACATCATCAACGTTGAAAGGCCAAACCTCGACGCGAAGCGGCCCAAGCATGTAGAGCATTACCTCGCCTCCATATCGGAATGAGCCGAACTCAGCGCATCGCGAATTTCGTCTCTGATAACCTCGCGGACGGCGTGGGCCGTTTCGCGCGGATTGCTACCCCCTTGGATAATGATGTCTCCAAAGGTGATGCTGGTTTGCCCGCCAACCTTGCTCAGCGGCGTTATGGTCGATCCTGTTTTTGGCGTGACAACTTCCGGCTCCTCCTCGCCAACGAGGAATGAGCCGCCGGGCCACATGTTGCCGCCGTTCTTGCGATGGCCGGTAACATTGCCCATGCTGTCGTACTCGGGAGTTCCGCCGCCGGCGTCGGCCTCGCCTCCCCCTCCTCCCCACGTCAAGGCATTCTTGATGGAGGTTCCTAGGTTCTGCGCCCATTGCACGGCGTTCTGTATCTTCGCGATCAAATCATTGATCGCCTCGACAACAGTGCGCACGGCACCGCCGACGACGCCGCCAACAGTCTCGCCCCACGCGCGCCACTCGGTATTCGTGGCCTTGATTGGCCCGAGCATGTTGCTCACGGCCGAGTAAATCCGCTCGGCAAAGCCGGCGATCGGCTCCATGATCGGGCGAACAGGTTCAAGGGCTTCCATGAAGCCTTTCCCTACGCCTTGGAAGAACGAGACCAACCCATCCCAATTGTTATAGATGAGCGTCCCGGCCGCAGCGATACCGGCGATGACGGCCCCGACGCCCGTAAACATCAAGGCGCCGCGTAACAGAAACGCCGATCGGCGCACAAGATTGAGCGGGTTCAGGATCGAAAGTATCCCTTTCCCCATCCCCTTGAGCGCGAGGCCAGCGGCGCCGCCTGGCCCGAGGATCGCCGCAGACGCCGCGAACCCAACCAATGCGCGACGCGCAGCGCCAAGGCCGGCGACGATCGGCGTAAACGCCATGGCCTTCATCCCGCGGCCGGCAGACATCGCAGCCTTGCCGACCGTGTTGTACCCGAGTGCCATCATAGAGAGAGCGCCGCCTCGGCCCGTTAGGCCGAGAAAACGCAAACTCGCCGCCGCAATCCTGAAACCGACAACGGCAGAGGTTGCGGCAATGATATTCCGAACGAGGTCCGGATTGAGCTCGGCCCAATTCGAGAACTTGAGCGCTATATCGCCAAGCGGCCCGATGAGCTTGTTCAATGCCGGCAACAAGGCGCCGCCGATCGTGAGGGCAATATCGCCAAGCTGCGATTTGAACCGCTGGACTTTGTAAGCGGACGTTGAGGCCCGCTTTTCGAATTCCTTGCCAACACTGTTCAGGTAATTTTGCTCATCCGCCGTGAGCGCAAGAGCCTTTCGCAGCAACTCGGTATTGTTAAGCAGTGGCGCAAGAGCGCGGGCCTCATCCCCGAACAGATCGGACATTACTGAGGCCTGCATATGCTCGGGAAGCTGGCCGAGCTTCTCGATAACCTTCATCGTGGTTCCAACGGCGTCTTTCTGCATCGCCTTGGCAACCTTCTTGGCATTGAGGCCGAGACGATCGTAAGCCCGTTCATTCGCCTTCGTGGCACTGGCGCCCTTGGTAAGAGCGCGGCCCATATTGCGGAACGATGTCGCGGCAACCTCGCTCTCGGCTCCGGCCGAGATCATGGCTGCGCCGAACGCAAGGGTTTCCTCTTTGGCGAAGCCGAAAAACTCGCCCTGCGAAGCAACGCGCTTCGAAAAGTCAATCATGTCCGGAGCGCTAGCGGCCGTTTTGTCCGAAACATAGTTGATCGCATCGGCATAGGCCGCCGTCTGCGCGTTTGTGAGGCCGAGCGCCGTCCTGATCTTGGCGAGAGCCTCGCCAGCCTGAGCGCCGCTCATTTCCCACGCCACGGCGGTTTTTGCCGTAAGCCGGGTGAAATCGAACAAATCCTCGTCAGGTACGCCAGCCTGAGCCGCAGCGGCAGAAAGCGCAGCCAGATCGTTGAGCGCCATCGGGATTTCAGTAACCGACAGTTTGCGCAGGCGTTTCCCGTAAGCCTCAAGGCCGGCGTCGTCAAAATCGGAGACCTTGGCGATGTCAGCCATTGCGCTTTCGAAGGCAATCGCATTGCTGATAGGAGCGCCGATCGCCGTTTTGAGGGCATAGAAGCCTGCAACAGCATCAACCATTCCGCCGCGAGCGCGATCGAGCGCGCGCTCGTTGCGAGCCATTGCGTCATTAAGACGTGAACCGAAATCGCCGCCGGCAGCACGGTTAAGGCCGAGCAGCGATTTTGACGCTGCCCGGGCCGGGGCCGTGACCTGATCGATAAGGCGAACGACAAGCGATGAGGTCAGGGTACTTGCTGCCATAACATCGAGGAGCGCTTTATGCGCTCAACCTCCCTGTGCATTCGCATAAGGAGCGAAATGCGGGTTGATCGAACTGTTGGAAAAGGGGTGTTGAGGACGGCGGAAACATCCGCCGTCACGCGATCAAGGCCACCTTTCGAGCGAACCCAAATGAGAACCGAAATGATCGTCAGGGTTCGCCGCCCTCCTCGGGAACGTCGAGCAAAGGGCCGGAAAGGTCCGCAAGCGCTGAGAAGTCTCGGCGGTTAAGCTGCTTGAGATCGTCGGCAGGAACGCCGGAAAGGATGCCCAAAATCTCGCGCATCTGAGCAACCTTGATTGGCTTGCCGGCCTCAATGCCGAGATCATCGATCTTTTCGAGCGTCTCGGCTGTTGGCTCGCGGAGCGTCATCACTTTGATTTGGCCCGCTTCCCCCTTGATCGGGAAAAGAAGCGTGTGCTTGAGCTCGATCCACGTCGGGAGGCCGTCGTCTGGTTTCTTTACGTTTTCCATTTTTCAAAATTCCTTGTTCGGCGGGGTTTTCATGCAAAAAAGCCCGCCCGATCGTTTGATCGGGCGGGCCAGTCAGGGGCTCAGCTTGGGAGGTTAGGAGGCCCCGGGGATGCGAAGTATGCGGTTCGCTACGGCGTTCTGATCGACACCATCGACGCGCCACGTGTTGGTGAAGAAGTCCCACGCGATTTTTTCACGGCCATCGAACCAAAGCTCGTAATGAACAACGCTGTTCATTGCGTACTCATGGCCCTGCACCTCTCCTTTGGTGAAGGCGTCGGGCGCGACGCGACCGAGGCGGGCCTCGATAATGGCCTTTGCCTCGATTTCCTTGCCGGTTCGCTGATCCGTGATCACGCCGTAAGCCGTGAACATGTTCCGATAGCGGGTCGAGAGACCGAACTCGCTCAAAAGATCGGGGTCAAAGCCGGCGAGGTTGAACGTCGGTTCGAGCTTGGCAACGCCGACCGCAAACTCGGTTGCGACGCGGCCGCCGCCAGGCGAGTGATCCGCGAAGTTTTCTTGCAGATCAGGCAGCTTGAGTTCCGTAAGGGTCAAGTGCTTGCTCTTGTCCGGGTTATGGTCGCCAACGAACAAGTTGGCATCCGTCATCAGGTAGACTGTGGACATTTCTGGTTTTTCCTTTTCTCAACGCCTGATCAGGCTGCCGTGTCCATCTGCGCGAGCAGATCATCGAGAAGTGTGTCCAGCGCCGGGCGGTAGCGCGCCGAGCGCAGCCCGAGGTAGCGGAGAACGGGAGCCTCTTCGGCTTGGAACAGGAGTTTGAAGCGGCCCTTGCGGAGTTCCTCCGGGCTGTTCTGATCGCGCTCGAACGTCGTTGGCTTGTAATCGAGAATGCACCCCTCGGCCTTGAGGTCGCGGAGAATGCTATTCATCGTGTTGAGGACGGCTTGGATCGTCTGCCCCGTCAAATTGAACTTGCCGAGGTAGAATTTCAGGGTTCGGAGGAAGATGATGTGAATGTAATCCCTTCCTCGGGTGACGTTATAGAAGCGCCACAGATCATCAGAGCCGGCGTTATCGGTCCCGATGAAGATGAACCCGCCGTCTGCGATCGCAGTTTCGACGCCCGCCTCGCCACGCACGATGACAGAGCCATTGTTTGCGAGGATCGTTTGCGCTTCGGTCGCGCCATCCGTGAGTGAGAAATCCATGGGCCGGTTAGGGCCGACGATGCCGTAAACCGGTTGGTTTGCCCACGAATGGAACGGGCGGCCGCCTTTCTCATGATCGCGGCGAACCGCGATGCCGAGAGCCGTTCCGATGCTGTCGATATCCGTCGCCGGCGAACCTGTTTTTACCCAAGTCTCAACCGGGATGAGGCGGAAGCTGTTCAGCGTCTCGCGCCAATCGTTGAAGGCCGTGACACTCGAATGCGGGCCGGAAACGGGAGCGTGGGCGATCAACTGGTTGAGGACGGCAGGCAGGGCCGCAGTAACAGGGTTCGCCAAATCGGCAACCGTCGCCGTCGCTGTCGCGCCGGTACCGCCGCCGCCCGTAAAGGCAACGGTCGGGGTACCCGTGTAATCGCTGCCCGGGTTCGTAATCGTGACCGAAACGACCTTGCCGGCGTTCGGGCCAGTCCCAAGAACGGCCGTGCCGGCCGCGCCGGTACCGCCGCCGCCCGTGAAAGCGACATTCGGCGCAGACGTATAATTCGCGCCACCGTTCGCCACGGTAACAGCACTTACGCCCGTTTCACGCTGATAGGTGTAACCGGGGACGCCGACCAGGCGCGGGACAACAGCAAGATCAGCGCCGGATTTCAGAAGCGCGTGAATGCCGGTCCTGAGCGCCATGTTGCCAACGAGGTTCGTAAGCGTTTCCGCCTCGTTTGCCCCTTCCTCGACGCGGACCACGACGACGCGGGCCGAGACCTGAAACTCGCCAAGCTGCGCGTTGATCAGTTCGAGTTGCCCAATAAGCGAGCCTGTCGCGCCGAGCGCGAGTGTCGCGACGGCGTTATCGGAGAAAACAAGAACCGGTTGGTTCAAGGGGAAGATGAGAGGATTGGCATCCGGCGCCGTGCCAACCAACCCGAGAACCGCCAAATCTGCGGTTGATGCGGGGCGCGGCTCGTTGTCAATGCGCTGAATGCCAATGCCAAATACGGGATCGGACATCGAATAAATCTCCATTTTTTAGGGAAGGTCTCGGCCGCGCACGGCCTCAGGCGAACGAAAAAAGCCCGCCGGTTAGGGCGGGCTTTTTCAATATTGATGGCTGTCGCTGTTAAGCCGTCACGGCCAATATGCGGGGTTGGTCGCGTAATCCTCGGGGATCGGGTCCATGTCCTTCAAGGCGCGAGCCGCGAAGATATGAACCTGTTTGTGACCGAGCGCAGCGTACCCGAACTGCATCGCGGTTTGAGCATCCATCGGGTGGGTGCTGTTGTCCGCTGCGATCCACCGAAATTCCGGCGGGGCGTTGGGGTCAAGAAGGCGTTGCCAACCAAAGTTGCCGGCCTCGGCTCCAAATAGGGTTATGGCGTCTGTCGCCGCCGCCTTCGCACCCGCGATGTTTTCACGATCTTCCGGTCGGGACTGGTAGTGCACTCCCTCGAACAAGAAGCCGGCGTCTATACGGCGATCGCGTTCTCGGTCAACATTGGCTGCGGAGGGTGTCGATGGAGCGTAAGTCGGGAGGGTATT